AGAATAAACATCGTTGTTTATTCGAATAACATTTTCAACAGTCCAGTTTCCAGCGGATGCTTTTAGAATATTGTCTTTTGGATATGTAATTATTACTTCTGTTCCGTAAAGCAAGCGAAACAAAAACTCAAAAGATTTAGGATTACCTCTTGACAAATAGAGAGGCAACACATTTTTTATTAAGAACTCTTTGCTTACAACCGAATCTTTAGGAACAAGCACACCATATGTGCTAAAAAAACTATCTTCAAAGTCATCTATTGAAGAATCAACATCGGAAATATAACGCAAATCTTTCGATTTGGTAATTAAATCATTTTTCTTTGTGCCTTGTTTTTGTTCCAAAAATTCATAGTAAGCTTCCAAGAAATTAATGAAAACTGGATATTCGTCCCGAATGTATTCTGGAACTTGATCATTAACAAGTACGGATGTTTTTAAACTTGTAGCCATTTAATTAAGAGGCGGTTCTTTCAACTGTAGTAACAATTGATGCTGGATCATCACCATCGATGGTAATGATTGTGTCGCGATTAGATTCGATTATATCTGATTCAGATTCAACGGTCAATCTTAATAATCCATCGGGAGCAATAACAGACAGCACTTTCAAATCATTCAATGTAATTCTGCCTGTAGTGTAGTCGATTTCGCCCAAGTTGGGGTTGATAATTCTACGATTGGCATTCTCATCATAGTAAATTGTTCTTAGAGCGCCAACTTTAGAATCAATCACAGCGGTTGCTAATCCGCTGTTGCCACCGCCGCCACTAATCGTGACAACGGCTCTAGTGTAATCGAAACCTCGGTTTGTGATTTTAATTTGTGTTATTCTTCCACTTTGAATAACAGCTTCAGCGGTTGCGCCAACACCATCACCAGTAATTGTTACAGTTGGCGCCGTTGTGTAACCATAACCAGGATTTACAATTTCTATCGATGAAATACCTGTAAAAGATTGCGGCACTTCTTCAATAATTGTTGTTCTTTGCTCGCCAGCAGAATCATTACTTATGAATTCGGGTGAGGTCAGGCGATTCAAAATACCGCCTCTTTTTAATGGAACGCCAAAGTTAACAGTATAATTTGCATTTGTGTTCAGTTCTGGAACTATTCTCTTTTGCAATTTAATTCCAGTTTGCGTACCGATAATTGCACCAACATCAATGTTATTGATTTGTTCTTGTAATTTTGACAACGAAAATACAGCATTAAATTTGTTTAGGTAAGTGTCTTTATAATTTGTAATTGTATTTTTAATCTGTGTTGTCAATGCAGATTCTGATAATGTGGTTCTTTTTGGATTGTAAACCACATTATTGTTCAACAGAATATAGAGATAATTTGGATCACGAATTTCTGTGCTAACAGAAAGTATAGATTTTGGAGTTATGATTTCATCAATAATTTTTCTCTTTTCAGCTTCACTCAAATAATAGTTATCTTTTGGCTTGAGAGAAATCAAAACTTTACCATATACTGGAGGCACTTCATCTTCACCACCCCAAACCGATAATGAATCTATACTTGGATAATTTTTCTTTATGTAAGATTCATAATCAGTTTTTGTTACGAGCCTATTTTGTGTTGCGTATTGTAAAGGCGCAGAGAATTTAATAGAATCAATGCTTTCTTTATCTGATCCGCCCGAAGCTGAACTAATTGTATTTGCAGTTACAGAAGTGTATGCTTTTTGTATTTGAGATGAAATTACAAAACCAGAAACTTTGTTTGCAATTGCGCCATCAGTTATCAAGTAACTCATGGTTATAACTGAGCCATCAACTAATTTTTTACCAACATTACCATCACCAAAGTATATTTCATATTTGTTGTTTCGTGTTTCTTGTAAAAAATAAACACTAGAATTGGCAGAATCTAAAATAACTTCAGTCGATAACTTGTAAGTTTCGGTTGCAGAATTAGCACTAGAATTAGTAACCAATACTTGAAGTGTTTTAGTATCTACATTTTCATCTGGTATTTCAAAAATAGATTTAGGGTTAGTTTGTTCATCATATGTGTATGTGTAAGTCACCAATGTGCCTTGATAAATTGGCAGATTCTGAAAGTAAAACTTCGAATTGGCTTTTGAAACTGTAGTATCATCCAATAAAATAAAATTATATGAAACATCATCGGACAAATCCGATTTAAAATTAAACCCTCTTTCAAGTGTTAATGTATCTGCCGTGTTGTCTGGCATATTAACGGTCAAATCAATAATAGCTCGAGCTGAATTTCTAGAATATGGAATATAGCCCAAAGTTTTGGCGTGTGATATAACAGAGTCGCGAATTATAGCAGAATCTAAAAATGATTCATTGGCGACCATGTTGAGATAGTAGGCTTGATAGTGGGTGTTGTAAGCCAAAATGTCCAAAAGAACATTTAAACCGGCGCCTTCAAAATCATAATCTTGAAATTGCGTCTGACTTTTTAAAAAGTTTTTTAAGTTAGTCTTGATTGTGTCAAAATCAAGATCAGTAACTTGTAAACGATTGGTTGCCATTTATCGTATTCTTTCTAATTGAAATCTTATCGTTACAGGTTCGGTTCTATTGATGATCGTAAATTGTAAACTGACGGAATAGGAGTTCGAATCAAAATCAGGCACAACCGAAGCACTCAAAATCCTCACTCTAGGTTCAAAGTTGGCAATAGTTTGTATAATCTCACGTTCCAATGCGGATGCAGTAATTACATCCATATTTTCGAACAACATTTTTCGAATGTTGGAACCAACTTCTGGTTGAAAAGGTTTTTCATAATGAGCGGTCAAAATTAAATTTTTGACCGCATGAATCACAGCCATTTCGTTAACCAAACGATTTATGTCTTTTTTGATTGGATGAATTGTAAAATTCAAATCCAAATCACTATATTGTCTTGCAATTAAAGTTGTTGCTGTTGCCATCGTCTATTTATAGTTGATTTTTGAGTTCATCTGTGCCCAAATAGTTCTTTAACAAGTTTTGTTCGGTGGTTCCTATGTCAGAAAACTTCTTCATACTATCATATTTTTCAATGAGTGTTAGAGAATTATTGTAAAAATTTTCATCATGTGTTCTTCTAGTGTCAAAAGTTGAAATGATATTTGACAAATTGCTATTAATTTCAGCTATGGTGTTTGCAGCCAGATTGGATGTATAAACTGTGTCCATTCCAACCAATATCGTGGAAATGCTGGCATTGATTGTGTTTGCGTATCCCGTAATCGTATTGTATTGGTCATTCAAGGTGTTAGCTATCAGAATGCTTGTAAAGTTGCCCATTATTGGCGCATTGTTTATAATACCATCGGTCTGATATAACAAATATTGCAAAAATTTTCCAGTGCTAATTGCGGTTTCATAATGTGGAAAATCTGCGGTGTTTGCGTCTGGAGGAACAACACCAGATATTCTATCGCTGTGCAAATAAAACGCTGGTGCGGTTGTAAAATACAATGTGTTTGCGTTTGTGTGAATGGTTTCTATGTTTAAAACTGCATTTGTGATTACATCTAAACTGCCCGCAACAGAGATTATTGAATTTACTATATTTGCAACAGGATTTTTTGTATATAATGAAGTTGTGCTATCAGCAACAGCATTCGCTTGCCAATCATTCAAAAGTATAGGAAACGCATTTAGTTGTTTGATGGTTTCATCCGAAAAAGTGATGATCTCATTGTTTCCTGTTGGCGTGTAATTAAAATTTAATTGTGCAAATAATCCCATGATATACCTTTAAACCATTTTAACCAATGGAGGACTTGTCGGTCCTTTTGGCGACTTATGAAAATGTACATTGTAAATTGTTTTATTTGTGGTGTCAGTCATCAATCCTGCTTTCATAACAGCAAAACTTCCAAGTGGCGAGTTAACTGAAACGCCAGCATTAACAAGACCAACACAAATAATATTTCCTGGTGAAGCCACTGGCACTCCAATTGAAAGTCCACCAAGAACGGAAACAAATCCTAAAGGACCAGCATTGACGCCAGTGCCAGCATCAACTCTTGTTTTTGATGTAATCAGATCAGCGGATAAAGAACCACCAACAGCCACATCACCAGAAACATAAAGTTGATCGCCGGCAGTTATTTTTACAGAG